TCTATAAATATTTCACAAGGATCGGGAGCTAACGTCACTATCGCATCTGGAGCCACTAAAGTTATTTATACAGACGGAGCTGGTTCTGGGGCTTCTGTATATGATGCTTTAGAGGACACAAATTTAGGTGGCACACCAACGATGACTAACTTAACAGTTACTTCTTCTGTAACAGCAGATTCAGTAACTGCACCCACTTTGACAGGATCAACGAGCGTTAAAACACCTTTAATTGAATTTACTGATGGCGACGATGCTATATCTATAGCTGATGGAGGAGGCGTAACTATTGCCACATCTTTAGACATGAACGGTAAAGAACTTATTTTAGATGCTGACGCAGATACCAGCATTACCGCAGATACAGACGATCAAATAGATTTTAAGGTTGGTAATACAGATCAAGTAAAACTTACTGATGGGGTTTTAGCTCCTGTTACAAATCATGATATTGATTTAGGAGCTGCTTCTACAGCATTTAAAGATTTGTATGTTAAAAGTATTGGATGTGGTGTAAATGCCTCTGGTACCCAAGGCGAAATAAGAGCGTTCAATAATATTACCGCTTACTATTCTTCCGATATAGGATTAAAAGAAAACTTAAATCCAATAGAAAACTCAATAGAAAAAATACAAGCCATTTCTGGTTATAACTTTGATTGGAAAGACGAAGTTATAAAAGAAAGAGGTGGAGAGGACGATTACTTTGTTCGTAAGTCTGATGTAGGCGTGGTCGCTCAAGAGATAGAAGCTATCTTGCCAGAGGCGTGTGCAACTAGACCTGACGGTACAAAAGCAGTCAGATACGAACAATTAGTGCCGTTATTAATTGAAGGAATCAAAGAACTAAAAGCAGAAATAGAAAATATAAAAGATGCCACAAGAAATAAATAGTTCAGGTTCAGTATCTCTAGGTGGTTCAACCGTAGGAGAATCAGTAAACCTAACTCTTGGGTCAAGTGCTACTGCACAAAGAAGCATGAATGATGCTGATGTTAGAAAGTTAGCAGCCACTACAGTATCAGCTCCAGCAAACCCAGTTTTAACTAGTGGTAATGAAATATCTTTTTCAAGTTTTTACGGTAGAGCTGGGTACTCAACGATAGATTTTTCGCCTTCTTATATCGGCGGCACTACACAAAAATATATAGGCGGAAGAATAACTGATGGAGTCACTACGACAAACTTTGGTAACTATTCTGCTGCAATTAGTGGGTATACGGACGGTAGTTTTACTTTTGATTTTAATACCGCAGCGGGCAGAGGACTAGCCGTAACTATAAGTATTGTGTGTGGATTCGCGGCAGGAAATGGATTGTCTACTGACTCCATAAACGCACAAATTTCTGGAGGAGACGGTGTGTATCAAGATATTACGCAAACTCAATACTTACAACAATCAGGATCAGGTTTTAATCCAGCCACATTTTATGTTTTAGGTACTACATTAAGAAACATGCAAACATCACAAATTACTAGCGGTAACGGAGCGCAAACTCAATTTACTTTTGGGTTTACCAACTCTGCTGGAGGTATACCTAACTCTTTTATAGGAAGAACTCTCACAATAGAATACGAAAATACTACTCCCACAGGTAACAAGTACACTTATATAATAAACTTAACATGATATTAATAGACGAATACGACGGATTAAATAAAGTAACTAATTACGATCCAGAATACGACGAGGAGGAGTAAGATGGCTAAAGCAAAACCTTTTACATATACAAAACGCGGCAGACCAAGCAAGGCTGATAAAGAAGCCAGAAAGAAAGCAGAACGACAAGAGTTCTATAAAATGGCTTTTGCTGTTCTTGGGTTTGCAGCAATCATAGGCATAATAATTTATTCAGCTTCTGTATGAGCAGATCGGGTAGAAACGCAGTGTCTAATAAAAACGCATTGGCTCAGATACAAGCGCACGAGAAAGAGTGTGCGATTCGCTATCAAAACATAGAAAGAAGATTACAAGAAGGATCAAAAAGGTTTGATCGTTTGGAAGCGATGCTTTGGGCGGTGTATCCGTTTATCGTGGGCACCGTAATACTAGCGAGGTTTATATGAACCAAGAACCGATAAAGAAAAAATTAGAACTAGATATTGATGTAACACCACACAATCAGAGCGCTAACCCGTACCAGAAGTGGATACATCTAGCTAGAGCAATAGATTCTTGGCGGATCTTTCCTAGGTTATTTTTGAGTGTCTACATATTTCTCCTATATTATTCAACTATGTGGTTCATGGGCCTAGAAGATCCGTCTCTAGAACAAAGCGGACTTATATCTATCATTGTGGGGGCAGGGGCAGCTTGGTTTGGTTTGTACGCAGGTACATCAAACTCAAGTAAAAACTTCAAAGGCGAGGATTAGGTGGAGTGGTTCAACCTAATCGCAGAATTAGGTGTACCTATCGCTGGAGCCCTAGTCATGGCTTATTTTATCTTTCTTGTTATGAAACAGCTCATGGACGGTCTGGTGGCTGAAATAAAGGTAGTACAAGGCATAACACAAATGTTAATTACTAGAGCTTCTATTATGAACAACGATATGATTCGTATAGATACCAGCGTGTCTAGTGCTCTTGATCTTAGCCCAGATTTAAATCGTATAGCCAGAGCAGAGAACTTTGTTGAGGACGGTAAGATAGACGCCAGGAGAGACTGATGGATATAGTCCAGATAGTTTCAGATTTTGGCTTTCCTGTCGTCATGGTTGTTGGTCTGGGTTATTTTGTATATTTTGTTTGGCAAACGGTTACCAATGTTATAGACCCAGCGGTGCAAGAAATGAAAGCCACAATCATACGACTCACCGATCAGCTACGTCTTCTAGATCAAGATATGATACGATTACAGCAGAAAGTTAATACTGTTTTAGAACTTAAAGAGGAACATAAACTAAAAGACCCTAATGAAAAGTTGGAAAGCGTACAAGATGAGACAGATTAAAACAATATTGATATTTATCATTGTTATTAGCGTTTTGTTTTTCTTCCCAGCTTTCTTGCTCGGTGATGAAATGGTGTTTAAATTTAAATCACCTAGTTTTTCTGGTCTAAACACTTCACAACATTATCTTACAATTGAGAACCAACAATTCTCTAGAAAACAAGCTATAGAAGATGACAAGCAAGCTTTGTTAGATGAAGCTGAAAGAGAAGCTAATAACAGCACTCTCGCTAGATTTATTAGAAACTTAGAGTCAAGGGTGTACGCTAAACTATCTTCTCAATTGGTAGAAAGTTTGTTTGGTGAGAACCCACAAACGTCTGGTTCTATAGAACTAGAGGGCAACACCATAGAATACGAAGTTGATGACGAGTACATTACACTAACGGTGACGGATAAAAACGGTGAAACAACTACTATCATTTTCCCTCTTAACAGCTTTACTTTCTAGCTGCGTCCTACTTGACTCCGAATACTCGCTAGAAAACTTTAAGATTACCCGATTAGCAGAGATAGCATCTGTTATACACACGGAACTCTGGGAGTTACCGCAACCGAAAACTAAACCTGTTGTTGCAGTCTATCCCACTTCTTTTTTAGATCAAACAGGTCAACGTCGCAGTAACAGTTCTTTCGCTACGTTTAGCACGGCTGTTACCCAAGCGCCATACACTCTCTTGATACAAGCACTCAAGCATACTGCGCAAGGTGATTTCTTTGAGGTTGTCGAACGTATCGGTCTCGATAACCTAAGTAAAGAACGTCAGCTTATTCGCTCTACTAGAGAAAGTTTTGATGAACCGCAAAAGCTAAAACCGTTAATGTTTGCAGGCATTATCTTTGAAGGTGCGGTAGTAAGTTATGAAAGCAACATAAGATCAGGCGGTACTGGGGGCAGAGTATTGGGTATTGGCATGAGCAGAAGCTATCGACAAGATACCGTTACCGTAAGTCTTCGAACCGTATCTGTTTTGACAGGACGCATACTTACAGAAGTCACGACCACTAAAAGTATATTGAGCGTTGGTATCAACGAAGACGTATTTAGGTTTGTGTTTAATCAGACTGAACTTGTCGAGATAGAAAACGGAAATGTCGAAAACGAATCAATCACCATAGCATTACAGTCTGCTATCGAGATGGCAGTTTTAAAGACAGTTGAAAAAGGTATAATAAAAAATTACTGGAGTTACAAGGATGTTTAAATATTTTTTATTGTTCTTTGCTGGCTTTATTTTTTCGGCAGATAACGAAACGTCAATCGATCAAGTTGGAAACACTATAAATATTGATGTAGAACAATTAGGTTCTGGCAACTTAATAGGTGGCGCTACAGCAACAGCTGGCAGTATGACGCCTTTAGATCTAGACGGTGTGACAATGACATTAGATATTAATCAAATAGGTTCGAGCAACTTATTTAGAGGAGATATCTATGCAGACTCGTACACAGGTTTCTTTGAGTTTAGTGGTTCTTCAAATATTTTTGATATTCAGACTGACCCAAGCAACACTTACGGAGCTGATTCAAGCAACGTCAACATACAGGTCTCAGGATCCAGTAACGACATGTCATTAGACCAAGCAACAAACGCTATGGCATCGACACTTGATTTAGACTGGATTATCAACGGTTCAAACAACACCATAGATTCTGACATAGATGTAGACTTAGCTACTAACTACATGGATATAGACGGGTCTGATAATACGATAAACTATAACGGAGATGGTTTTCAAGGCGGCTACTTTTATTTAGATCACACAGGTGGTTCAAGAACGTTAAATGTTACACAAGCTTCTACTTTGGATAACGATTGGTTACGGGTCATTAGTAACGGCTCAAATGGAACTTTCTGCATTATCCAAAACGACCAAGGCACCTCAACAAGCTGTTGACGTTGGAGCAGTAGAAGAAGTATCGGGCTTTGCTCAAATAGAAAGAGACGAATCTTTTGATGTAATTCAAGACTTTGTTGTGCAATCGTACGACAAAGCACAAACCGAAGCGGGTCGCATGGGTATACGCTTCGTAGACGATACAACCATTAAGATTACTGAGAACTCTATGGTCATCATAGACGAGTTTGTCTTTGATCCAGATCCTTCTAAATCAAAATTAGCAGTTAACTTCTTAAAAGGTACAGCTCGTTTCACCACTGGACTTACTGGCAAAGTGGCTAAAGAGAACATGGTGTTGCGAACCAACTCTGCTACTGTAGGTATCCGAGGCACAGACTTTAGCGTTACTGTAAATCCAGATACTTCAGAGTCTTTGTTTATATTGTTGCCAGATCAAGACGGTGCACCATCGGGTGAGATATCGGTAACAACCGACATGGGCACGGTTGTTCTAAACCAAGCCTTTCAAGCTACCACCACTACTACATTAGAAAGCGCACCTAGTGAACCAGTGATACTAGACCTGTCGTTAGATTTTATTGACAACATGCTCATCGTAACGCCACCCAAACGCTCTAGATCTTTTGACGAAGAACAAGGAACTAAAGACACCGCAGATCCAATACTGGACTTCAACGAGCTAGACATAGACTATCTAGCAGAAGAAAACTTAGGCGAAGAGGGACTAGAGTTTACCGAGTTAGACTACGATGCACTAAACGTAAACTTCTTAGAAGATTTGTTAGATATCATCAGCGAGCTAGATAAAATAGACGATGAAGACCGATTAGCACAAGAAGCAACCACAACGAGTATAAAAGGCACGGCGGTAGGACAAGATACAAAAACACAAATAACTACAATAGTTACTGGAGAAAAGATAAAATTAAGCAGAGCTGTAGGATCAACTGCTTCAATTAACATAGATAGTAGCAACAGCTACACCGTTGTATTAGAACAAGACGGTGTGATGAACGAAGTTAAAGTCAACGGCGGTAGCGATTCAACCATCGTCATTAGACAGGGGAATGGTTAATCGGTATTATTTGCTGATAATTAAAAAGATATTTTATGCCTTTACAAAAAAATACATTTGTCCCTGGTATAAACAGAGAAGGCACCGCTTACGATAACGAAGGCGGTTGGTTTGACTGTAATTTAATTAGATTTCGTGCGGGCAGGCCAGAGAAGTTTGGTGGTTGGGGAAAGCTTTTAAGTGCCACATATCAAGGAACAGCTAGAGCACTGCACAATTTTATATCTCTAGCGGGCACTAAATACTTAGGTATAGGCACACATTTAAAATATTATATTGTAGAAAACAACGCTTCTTACAATGATATAACCCCTATACGAAATACCACATCGGCAAACGAAATAACGTTTAGCGCTTTAAACAAACTTAATTTTAGTAGTAAATCACAAGCAAATTTAAGAGTTGCAGAAACTTTAACTGGCGGTTCTTCTGGCGCTACCGCTGTTTTAATACAGCAAGATAACGATAGTTCTGAAATTTTAGTAAAACTTACTAGCGCCAGCGGGAACTTTACAAGTGGAGAAACTTTAACGGGGGGAACTAGTGGCGCTACAGTAGTTTTATCTTCTACTGCTTCTTTATCATCGAAAGTGGCTATTACAGATACTTCTCATGGAGCAATATTAAATGATTTTGTAACTTTTTCTGGAGCAATATCACTAGGGGGGAATATAACTGACACTGTTCTTAATCAAGAATATCAAGTTGCAAAAATAGTTGACGGTAATACATATTTAATAAACGCAGTTGATACCTCCGGCAGCTCGGTTACGGCTTCTGCAAGCGATACGGGCACAGGTCAAGGAGCAGTAATTGGTAACTATCAAATAAATGTTGGAGAAGACGTATATATTTCATCAACAGGTTGGGGAGCAAACAGCTGGGGAGCTGGAGGTTGGGGTTCAACCACTCCTTTATCTGCATCAAATCAACTTAGAATTTGGACACATGATAACTATGGAGAAGATTTAATATTAAATGTTAGAGGTGGCGGTGTTTATAGGTGGGTAGAGGATGATGGCACAGGGACAAGAGCGACAGCTTTATCATCAGCCACTGGAGCTAATCAAGTTCCAACAGCGGCTCTTCAAGTATTAACATCTGAGGTTGATAGGCATTTAATAGTTTTAGGTGCGGATCCACTTAACACCAGTAACGTTAGAACGGGGACAGTTGATCCAATGTTGGTTGCGTTTAGTGATCAAGAGAATCCATTAGACTTTGAAACAAAAGCAACTAACTCTGCTGGAGAGTTAAGACTATCATCTGGTTCTTTAATCGTAGGAGCTGTTAAGTCTAGGCAAGAAACAGTTATCTTTACTGATACATCTGTTTACAGTATGCAGTTTATAGGGCCGCCGTTTACTTTTGGTCTTAACTTAATAAACGAATCAACTGGTTTGATAGGTCCCAAAGCAGCCGTGACAGCACCTAACGGTGTGTATTACATGAGTTACGATTCTTTTTATGTATACAGTGGTAGTGTGCAACAAATACCGTGCACGGTTAGAAACTATGTGTTCAGTGACATAAATCAATCTCAAGCATACAAAATAAATGCATTTACTAACAACAAACACTCTGAGGTTGGTTGGTTCTATCCGTCAGCTAGTTCTACTGAAATAGATAGGTATGTAATTTATAACTACGCAGAAAGCGTTTGGTATTATGGACAACTATCAAGAACTGCTTGGTTAGACTCAAACATAGAAAGTTATCCACAAGCTGTCTCTGGAGGATACTTATACGAACACGAAAAAGGTTTTGATAACGATGGCTCTGAGATGACTAATGTATTTATAGAATCCTCCGACTTTGATATAGGCGATGGCGATAGTTTTTCTTTTTTACGAAGACTTATACCCGATATAAAATTTTTAGACGATGATGCTAGTTCTAACGTAAACATAGTTACTAAAACAAGAAACTTCCCTGGAGACTCTTTGAGTACAGACAGCACTTCTCTTATTACGCCATCAACTCAACAAAGTCACATCAGAGCTAGAGGTAGACAAGCTGTTGTACGCATTTCATCTAACGATGGAAATAGTGGAAACGTTGGTGTTGGTTGGCGTCTTGGAGCTATTAGATACGATATAAGGCCAGACGGTAGAAGATAATGTCTAAACTGCTACCAACCAGACTGCCAGTAGCAACCACTGAAATTAGCGTTGATTTATACAATCGATTAATAAGAATATTAGAGCTTAACTTAGGTGAGTTTGATCCTAGCAATACAGATCAGTTCACTACAACTCAACGTGACTCCTCTTTGTTTAATCCAGGTAGTATTATATGGAATACAACGGTTGATAAATTACAAGTATGGACTGGATTTGGTTGGTATAATATTGATGCACAACCAGAAGAAGAACAAGGTCTAAAAGGCACTGCTTCTGTTGGCGAGGTTTTCGTACAAACCAGTAAAGGTACGCAAGTTTATTTGTAATATGGCAATAACAAGATCACAAATGGCTAAGACTACTAGAAAAAAAGGCAAGATGCCGCCTAGAAATAAAAAGAACTTCCGACCAACTAAGTCGGGAGCTGGCATGACTAAGGCTGGTGTTAAGGCTTATCGTAAGTTAAATCCTGGTAGTAAGTTAAAAACTGCTGTTACGGGGAAAGTCAAGAAAGGTAGTAAGGCAGCGAAGAGACGTAAATCTTTTTGCGCTAGATCTGCTGGACAAATGAAGAAGTTTCCTAAAGCAGCAAAAAATCCTAATTCTAGGTTGAGACAAGCAAGAAAAAGATGGAAGTGTTAAATGGCAGTTAAAAAAAATGCAAAAAAAACTGTAAGAAAAGTAGTTAAAGGTTTGAGAAAAGCAAGTAAGTTACATGCAAAACAAGCCAAAAGTTTAACTGCTTTAAAACTAAAAAAAGGTGGCACCGCAACTAAAAAGAAAAAAGGTGCAACGCCGACTAACCCGTCCTTGTACGCAAGAGTAAAAGCAGAAGCTAAGAAAAAATTTAAGGTTTATCCTAGCGCGTATGCTAATGCTTGGTTAGTTAGAACTTATAAAAAACGCGGCGGCGGATACAGATAAAACTTTACATAACTCAATAACATGAGTCAGTTTAATAAGTTTTATTACAAACCTTTGCCTAATTTTTTAGAAGTTGGCAAAAGCGATATCGAAGGATTTGGTGTGTTTGCTAAAGAGTATATAGAAGAAGACTACGACTTAGGTATGACGCACATAAAAGTTCCCATATTAAACGGTTACATAAGAACCCCTCTTGGTGGTTTTGTAAATCACTCTGAAGATCCTAATTGCGAACTAGAGGAAAGATTAGATTGGGATGATTACAGAATATATAATTTAGTAACCTTGAGAGATATATTAGAAGGCGAAGAACTAACATTAAATTATCACATTGACGAATAGAAAAAGAAAAGATCCTAAAAAAGGAACTGGCAAGAAGCCAAAGGGTAGCGGTAGACGTCTTTATACAGACGAGAATCCCAAAGATACCGTACGCATAAAGTACGCCACGCCAGCTGACGCTAGAGCAACCGTAGCCAAAGTTAAGAAAATTAGAAAACCTTTCGCTAGAAAGATACAAATACTCACTGTCATGGAACAGCGAGCAAAAGTTGCAGGAAAGAAAGAACAAGCTAAAATAGCAAAAGCTGGTAAACAAGCAATTAGGAAAAAACATGGCAAAGCCTAAAGGCGGATTAACAGAGTGGTTTGGCAAAGGTCCCAAAGGAGATTGGGTTGATATCGGTGCGCCAAAAAAGAAAGGTAAGTTTCAAGCTTGTGGACGCAAATCTGCATCTAAAAGCAAGAGAAAATATCCTAAGTGCGTACCGAGATCAAAAGCAAAATCTATGACTAAAAGCCAAATAAGATCTGCGGTATCTAGAAAAAGAGCAGCTGGCAATCCAGGGGGCAAACCCACTAACGTCAAGACTATTGTTAAGAAAAAAGAAGGCGGCATAGTAACTAAATTAAACAGAGGTTGCGGAGCTGTTATGCCTAACAGAAGAAAACGAACAAGCTATTCTTAATGAGTAAGATATTGTTAGGAGTTATAGGAGCACTGCTATTAGCTTTATCTTTTTTATGGATACAAAACTCAAGACTATCTTCTCTTAACCAAGCTTTTGAGTTAAGAGATCAAGAACAAAAAGCTGCGATAGAATCTTTGCAATCTGATTTTAAAGTGCAGACCGAAGGGCTACTAGCCATACAATCGCGTAACCAAGAAATAGAAGCAGAGATGTCTAGATACTTAGATATCTTCAAACGACACAATCTAAGTAAGCTAGCCGCAGCTAAACCCGGACTTATAGAAACCAGAGTAAACAATGGCACTAAAGATGTATTCGACAGTATTGAAGCAGACAGCCGTAGCATTGATCGTCTTGATGACGGTCTACAGTTGCAGTCTGATTCCTAAGAAAGTAGACGTTATATCTAAACCGTTAGATAGGCAGATAGCGCAGCCTATGTTGCCTAGAGGCATAGATTTAAAAGAGCCGTATTGGTATGTAGTGTCCGAAAAGAACATTGATGAGTTCTTAGATAGACTAAAAAAAGAAGAAGGCAGAATTGTTTTTGTCGCTATGTCTATACCAGACTACGAACTCATGTCTTACAATATGCAAGAACTCAAACGTTATATTAATGAACTTAAAGAAGTTGTTGTGTATTACAGAAAAGTAACGACTAAGGAGACAGAATGAAGACATCGCAAGAAGGTATAGATCTAATAAAACACTTCGAAGGCTGTGAGTTGGAAAGCTATCGTTGTTCTGCTAACGTTCTCACCATAGGTTATGGCACCACTAAAAATGTGGTTGAAGGCATGAAGATAACGCAAAACCAAGCAGAAGAAATGTTAATGAAAGACCTAGAAGAGTTTGAAGAATACGTTGAGGATCTGATAGATGTTAAATTAGAGCAACATCAGTTTGATGCTTTAGTGGCTTGGACATATAACTTAGGACCCACTAATTTAAAGACATCTACGTTAAGAAAGGTTTTAAACAAGGGGGCATACGATGATGTGCCAGAACAAATAAAACGTTGGAACAAAGCAGGCGGTCAAGTTTTGAAAGGATTAGTGCGCAGAAGAGATGCTGAAGCACTACTATTCGAAGGTAAAAAATGGCATACTGTTTAGTTATAACTCTAATGGTATAATTTTGCTGTGAAAGATATACAAGATAATCAAAAGGGACTCATGGCTTTAGCAAAAGAAAAGCCTAGTGTCGTTAAGAAAATGGGATATGACCCAGAGAGTTTTGCCGCTGGTGGCATAGCCATGCTACAAGCTGGAAGCGGTATGTTCATGAACCCAATAGGGGACATGGGTTTAGATCCTGACGAAGCCATAGAAGAGTTTCTTAAAAGACAAGAGACAGAAGACGGCATAAAAAGCATGGCTGACCAAATTAAAGAAAGCATAGAAACTCCTATGGAAGAAGGAGACATTGACTATTTCATAGAAAAGTTAAGAAAAGGAGAACCGTTTGATGATCCAGACGATCCATTCAAAGTAAAAGAAAGCATGGACAGAATGGGATCTTTAAGCACGCCTGAAGATGTCATGGACATAGTGCCAACAAGACAAGAAGGTCCTTCTGAACTTAAAAGCCCTTTAATGGAGAATAATCCGACAGCAAGAACAATGGTAGCAAGAGGAGGTATAGGACCTTTAGTTCAGCCAAACTTACCAGAAATAAGAAGAATGTCTGAAGGAGGAGATGCTTTTGCTACAGAATTAGATAAGTTAAGAACTTTACTTGAAAGTGCAGGTTTATCAGAAGAAGAAATAAAACAACAATTAGCAGCTGCAAGTTTATTTGCTGAGCAAGAAACAACGCCTGGTTCTGCTGTTTACATACCAACAGACTCTCCTTTAAAAGCTGTATACAGACCGTACTATTCTGAGGTCACAAAACAATATAATTTAGACAGACCGATAGATCCACAAACTGGAAAGCCCATTCCGTTTAATCCTTTATTAGGCCCATCGGCTAGTGCTGTTGATTTTAATTTAACACCGCAAAGATTAGCTGGAGTTGAGTACGCTAACGCACTCATGCCCGCAAAGACTCAAGGCATAGGTCCGTTAGCAAAAGATATAGGTCCTGTTAGTCCACCTGCTCAAGCGAAACCTATTGGAGCTCCTCAAGCTCCTCAACAACCAATAAACAACATACCATTAGATGTCATTGAGGAAATTAGAAACAGACCTAAAATGAATCTTGCGATGATGGCTGAAGGTGGCATGACAATGGACGGACAATACTTCCCAGATTTAGACGATTTAATTACAGGCCCTGGCGGTGAGCGTGACGATAAAATTCCAGCTATGTTAAGCGACGGTGAATTTGTAACCAATGCAAGAGCCGTTCGAGGTATAGGAGCATTGGCTGGAGCACCAATGAATGATCCATTTGCACAAAGAATGGAAGGGGCAAAACAAATGTACGCTATGCAAAAAGCTGCTGAAGACTACATGAAGAGGATGAGATGAGCTTTCAATTAGGAGACGTTTTAAGGGGAATATTTAAATCTCCTACAAAAGAAATAGAAGCAAAAACAACAGAGCTTCCACAAACAGGTTATTCTTTCGTATCTCCTTACGCAGAAGACTACAGTAGACGTCTTCTATCTGCTTACTTTGGCGATCCTCTTAGAGGCATTCAAGGCTTAATATCTCAGCCTAGAGATATACCCATCGAAGGCACAGCTGGTTTAGATCCATTAGAAACAAGAGCAAGAGAACTTGCTGGTCAACTAGGCGAGTTTAGAGGTTTTGTGCCAGAGGCAGCAGATTTAATTAGAGAAGAAGCGCAAACAGGCAGAGAGGGAATAGATATAACTAGATCTGGTATTGGCCTGTTAGGCGAACAAGCTGGAGCCACAAGAGCTGGACTGGATCAACTAAGAGAAGCTAGTCAGCTCGCTAGGGATCCTAGTGCTGGCATATCGCAATTTATGAATCCGTTTGAAGATCAAGTTGTTCAACAAGCGATAAAAGACATAACCAAACAATCTGACATTCAAGGTGTTGCGGACAGAGCTAAAGCTGTTGAAGCTGGAGCATTTGGTGGCAGTAGAGGAAGATTACAAGAATCGGAAAGAGAACAAGCTCTAGGCAGAGGGCTATTAGAATCAATAGGTAATTTAAGAAGCCAAGGGTTCGAAGGAGCTAGAGAAGCAGCTGCTAGACAAGTTTCTCAGATCGGCGATTTAGGTCAAGCTATGGGCGGACTAGGAGCAAACCTTGGTTCTGCTGGATTAGCTTTTGGAACAGTTGGTCAAGGAATAGGATCGTTAGGACAACAAATAGGTGGTGC